CCTATGGCAGCGATGACGGCTTGCTGGATGAACTGAAGGATCTGATCGAGAAGTGGGGCATTGAGCCCCTATCAGCTTGGGAAGCGAACTTTACCGCCGACATCTGCGACCGGGATCCGATGTATCTTTCAGACAAGCAAATAGCAGTGATCGAAAGAATTATTGCCAAGCTGAAAAAATGCGCCACGAGCGCCTTCTAATGAAGCGAGACAAAAATGAGACCAGAAATGTCGTTTGACCCAGAATTTGCCGACCCGACAGAATGGGCGAAGATGTATCGCGAGCTTGGCCTTCAGGTTGTGCCCGCAATGCGCCCCTCAGAGCATAAGACCCAGTGGAAGCGCCCAGCCCTCCCCAAGTGGAGAGAGCTCGAGCACGAGCTTGCTCCAGAGTTCACCTTCGAGCGCTGGTATGGCGATAACGGAGAGCACGCACGGCGCTACAACATGGGCGTCATTGCTGGCGCTTGCTCGTCAGGCGTCTTCGTCGTCGATCTCGATCTCCACAAGAATATTCGCGCACAGGCTTGGTGGGACGAAATGTCGCACATCCAAGTGTCAGCAGGCGAACTCGACACGGTCGAGCAGGAAACAGGCGGGGGCGGTGTTCAGCTGTTCTTCCGTGCACCTCTGGGCTGGATCCCGCCGACATGCAAGACCTCGATCGGCGTAGACATTCGTGGCCAAGGCGGGTTCGCCATGATGCCGCCGTCCATGCACGAGAGCGGCACAGCCTATCACTGGAAACAAGGCCGGGAGCCTTGGACGCTGGAGATTGCCACAGCGCCCCGATGGCTCTGCGCGCAGATCAATATTCTTGCTCAGGAACATGGCGGATCATTTGGGTCGGCAGGTCCTGCCCAGCGCACCAGCAGTCCCGGCACGTCTACAGATTCCTTCGGGCGCATCATAGACGGGCGCGAAGAGCACATGACAAAGATGGTCTGGGCGCGCGTCGTTCAGGAATATCGGGAATCCCCGATCACTCCCAGTCAAGCTGAGCAAGACGAGATGCTGCGGGAGCTGTTTTCTAAATACGAGAGATCAGCCAAGTCTAGGATCACCGAGCGTGGCACACCCAATCACATCCTGCTTGAGCGTGAAGGACGAGGTATCACCCTCTTCAAACAGAAATGGAAGCACGCATTTGACCAGTGGGATGGGAAAGTCAGAGATCATGCAGGTGCGCCGCCCCCACAGAAGGAAAGGCCTCAGCAGTCGTCTGCGGGCCAGCAGAAGGCAGGTCAGGCAGAGGCCGAGCAACAGAGCGAGGCCGATGCCGAAGACCCAGCCGCAGAATTTCGTGAAGACTTCAACCTTTTTGAGCTCCTCTCAGTGACAGCGATCAAGAACCTCCCAGACCCTGAGTGGCTGATTGACGGCATGGTGATCGACAGGGGGCTTGGCTTCGTCTTCGGGCCTCCCGGATGCGGCAAGTCATTCATCACCCTTGGGCAAGCTCTCAGCATCGCCTGCGGTTTCGAGAACTGGTGGGGGCGCAAGATCGCCCGCAAGGGCCCTGTGATCTACATCAGCAGCGAGGGCGTGGGTGACATCAAGTTCCGCCTCAGGGCGTGGGAGAATCACCTCTGTGTGAAGGCAGATGACGCCCCCTTCTACCTAATCCGCCAGACGATCAATTTCATGCTCGACACAGACGTGGATCGGCTGCTGCGCACCATCAACACCCTTTGCGAGCAGCTGGGCGAGCTCCCCGTCATGATCGTAGTGGACACGGTATCCCGGGTGCTACCCGGCGCAGACGAGAACCTACAGAAGGACATGACGCTCTTCATCAAGGCTTGCGACGAGGTTCGAGAGACATTCGGGGCGACGGTCATCGGTGTTCACCACACGTCACGTCAGGGGAACATGCGCGGGTCCACCGTCTTCGACGGCGCAGGTGACTTCCTGTTCGGGATCGAGCGCGACGAAGGCGACATGATCGGGACAATGACGGCGAAGAAGATCAAGGCGGCTCAGGACGGCTGGAAGCAGTCCTTCGAGCTCGTCGAGGTAGCCGTTGGAGACATCAAGGCGACCAAGAGCCTCGTCGCGATCTCGTGCGAGCAACAGGCCAAGGAGAAGTCAGTGCTGCCCCCCAAGGACGTGTGTCGCAGGATCCTCAGCGACATCTCGACGGCGTGGCACTCGGGCAAGCCTTGGTCGTCTATGCCTCAGACGAAGGCCAAAGGACGGTATGCCCCCGCCCTCATCAAGGCACGCCATGACGTGGTTGAGAAGCTTGCCGAGCTACTGATCAAGACGTGGCTTGAGAACGGCGTCCTGACCTACGACATGTGCGACAAGTCAACCAAGATGCAGGGCCTGAAGGTCACCGGAAGTATCGACTGAAACGACCGGAGGTTCCGAAGGTTGCTTCCGGCAGTCGCCCTAACCCATTGAAATCATTACCGGAGGATATAAAACGGAGGTTAACCGGAGGTTTCGGAGGTTGAATAAGGGGACCATTGAAATCATTGAGTTTTTGGCCGGAAGTTCACCGGAGGTTGTGCGGAAATCAAGGGAGGTCGTTACTTATAGTAAACGACACTTCCGCGATGCGGGTTCGCGCTCCGCTGACGCTGCGCGCTCCCCGCACAGACAGTTAGCTTTGGAGGACATGGAAAGAAGTGATTGCGTAAGTCTGAAACTGGGTATATCAATAGCAGTCGTTGAACTTACGCAAAGGACTCGACCAAAATGATCGAAGAGCACGTTTCAATCAGAGGTAGGAAATATTCAATATCCGAAGGGCAGAAGGAAATTGCTCAGTGTGAAGATTGGTCTCTTCACAGTGTCTCGGTCTCACCATGCGGGAGATACCGTAACCTTAAGCTTTACTATTTGGGCAAGAAGGCAAAGAAGCGTGTTTGGTATTTGAATGTGCACACGGAAAAAGATCGTTTGATTTTTAATCGCGAGAGCGAAACTTTGAACAAATATTATGGCGGCATGAGCGAATGGGTCATGAATGCCCTTCAAGGCATTATTTTGCCGATCCCTAAATTTAAGAAGGTTGAGAAAGATGATGAAATCAAGATTTACGTTTTTCCTGATGGGATGAAAGATGCTTTGTCCCGGGTTCTGGATTCTGCTTGGGATGATGGCAAGCCGCTTTCTATACACCCGCAGACCAAAGCAAGGGGAAGATATGCCCCGAAGGTGATCGGTGATGCGTGGAAAATGACGCATCAATCTATTAAGGAAATGTTAATTGATATGATACAAAAAGGGGAAATCATCACGGACATATTTGATAGGAACACAAAAGTAAGAGGATTAAAATCAACAGAAGGAACATGAACATGTCCAAGCCTAAATTCATCAACGGTAAGCAGCAGAAGCATAACTTTGGCATTCCAGTGGCTGGGTTCGTTTCGCCTCCATGGCAGACGACGGTCGGAACCTACATCACAGGGCGGGAGGCTCTGGATGATGTGGACATGGTTGCGATCAGGACGGAGGAGCGGTGGGGGAGGGATCGGCTCAGGCTTCTGGTTGACGCCGGGCTGCGGGAGAAGTTCGACCGGCAGCGCTACCTGCTGAATCAGGCGATGTGGCATGGGGATCTTCAGGACGTGCTGCGCGAGGCTGATCGGATGCTCAAGGCGTACAGGGCTCTGGACCGGGCTGCGGAGGCTGCTGGCGCTGACAAGCTGGCCCCTGAGGTGTGGGAAGGCGTGACGCCCGATGGGACGGTGGTGGCCATCGTCAGGAATGACATGGACCTGCGGCTGGTCGCAGCGCAGGGCAGGAACGTCGAGATTTACACGATGGATGAGATCGCTCGCCTGCTGGCGGCATATCCCGCTCTGGCTGCGGCCAAGGCCAGCTTCCCCGGCGCTCAGGTCACGAGGGTTTCAGGGCCGCCCAGAGACCCCTTGCAGGCTGTCCCCGACAGCAAGGCCCCGATTGATGACACGATGCCGTTTTGAGGTGCGCCATGGAAAGCTTCAAGAAACGCCAGATGACCATGTGGGAAGCCTTCGGCCTGCCGGAGGTGGTCAGGAGAATCAGGCGAAAGGCGCGTGACGCCTACAAGATCGAGCAGGGAAGGCCGCCTGATGGCTTTGAACATAAAAAAGGCCCGGAGGTAGCTCCGGGCCGAGAAGGGCGTCAGCGGGCTTCCTGAAGGCTTACACATAGGCCTTCAGCTTCTCGGCCAGCCAAGTCTCATCGATCTTGCCCTCGGCGAGAGCTTGCAGAAGAAGATCGGTCGAGCGAGGCAGGGGGCGCACCCCCATGATCCAGTTGAAGACGCTGCGGGTTGTGCAGCCGGTGATGAAGGCCAGATCCTTGTGCCGGATGTTGTGGTCGTCGAGGAAAGCTTGAAGGTTTCTCATTGGTCGCCCCAGTTCTTTGGATCATCGTATGGGTCGTCAGGTTTCTCCTCTGGCCAAAGCCAGAGGAGGGCGAAGATCACGGGCGCTGCGAGGATGATGGCGTCTAGGAGCATCTGAGGGCCTCACGGGCTTGTTCGCGGGTGGAGTGATGGGACAGGACACCAGAGGCGGTCAGAGCCCTCCAGTCCCCCGCTGGGCGCTTCTGCACCCAGCCTGCCAGCGTGGCGTCGTCCCGCAGGACTGCGTAGACCGGGTTCATGCCAGCACCTTGGCGCGGACCTTGACGGCGAGGTTCTGGCGGGTGGAGCCGACCTTGCATTCCTCGATCTGCTCCTTGGTGATGTAGCCGAGCTCAAGAGCGCGCTCGACCTTGAAGGTCTTGGTGGCTGTCAAGCTGTAGTCGAGGAAAAAGTGATCGCCATTCACGATGGCCTTCAGGTCGTCGCCAGCAGCCGCCATGCAAGCGGTGAGGGCCTGCTCCTTCATGGCCTCATACTGCTTCTTGAGGGCCTTGAACTCGGCGTCGAGCTGGGCGAACTGATCGGCGAGGGGGGCTTCGTTGTTGATGAACATGTTTGTCTCCGTTGGGCTGGTTGGTTGCTACAGGGTCAGAATACACCGTTGGTGGATGGATGCAAGAACTATTTTCTGCTTTTTACCTGTTCTACTGCTTTTTTTAGATCGGCGAAGTCTTCGTGGGCGAGGAAGCACTTCGCCATGGGGTGCTTGTCGTCATAGGCCACGAGGCGTTCGGCGTTCTTGTCCGAAGGATTCGCGCGGTAGGCGTTGAGGAGCTTGATCATGGCTCAGGCCTCCTGCTCGGAGACCTGAGGCGCGTAGACCTCTTCAATCTTGACCACCACCCAGCTGTGGCCGGTCTTGGCGGTGCGGCGGTCTGCCTGCTGCTTGGCCTGAGACAGCCAGCAGTATGTGTCGGCGATGGCGATCTGCTGGGCGAAGGAAAGGTCGGAGTCGTTGTTGATGAGGTAGTACATGGTTCAGGCTCCTTCGATGATGTTGAAGACGATCTGGTCGCGCTCTTCCTGCGAGACGCTGAACACGTCGCCGTTGGTCAGTTCGAGGAAGAGGTCAATCTGTTCCTCGCTGGGCTCCGGGGTGCCGATCCAGCGGGAGTAGTCGTAGGCATCGCGGGCATCTTGGCGCTTCAGGGCGATGTAGTCATGGATCTCGATGAACATGTTGGGCTCCGTTGGTTGATGATTTGACTATACACCTGATTCGCAGGAACGCAAGAACTATTTTCTGGTTTATGTGATTATTTTTTCTCGATGCTCACTACGCGCCCATCGTTCAGCAGCGCATCCCAGCAGCCGGGGTGGTCTTCGTCCTTCTCCATGAAGGCGGGGTTCAGCGAGGCCACGAAGGAGACGGCGTCAAGCTGGTTGTCGAAAGTGGCGAGGATGTCGATCAGGTTTGAGCGGACGATGAACATGGGCTGGATCCTTTGAGAGAGTGGAGGGGCCGAAGCCCCCGTTAGATGATTGACTTGCGGTGGAGCTCGACACCGAGCATGACGGCGGCGCTCATGGTGACCTTCGCGCCCTTCTTCAGAGCGCCGTTGAAGCACAGGGCGAACTGGCGGCCACGCTCGTAGTTCCACTGATCGTTCGCATCGCGGAAGGCGTCATAGTTCAGGGGGCGACCCGTCTTCACTTCGTTGAAGCCCAGCACGAAAGCGCGGCTGCGGATGACGGCGGTGGTGGTGGTGTTCTTGGTCTGGACTTGGCGGATCATGCTGGGCTCCTGTTGGTTGGTCTGTTTCGATGAACCTACCTTATTCTCCTGTTTTTTGATTCGCAAGAACTATTTTCCGGTTCTTGCAATTATTTTTCAGCGCAGGGCCTCCACTCGGTCGAGGATCGCAGCCTTCACCTGATCGAGGTTGTCGAAATCCATCGCCCCGAGCTCGGTCCCGAACAGATCCCGAGCAGCACCCTGCGTGTCGGCTGCGCTGATGCACATCACCCGGTGGCGGGAATCGACGATGCCCCGAGCGCCGTTGGCCTTCACATAGTCCACTACGCGCCCCTGAGAGACCTTCTGGGCCTTGGCGAGGTAGTAGGAGGTGCTGCGCTCGGTCTTGAACTTGGCGGTGGTGTAGGAGCTCGTGAGCTCGACAACGACCACATCGTTGCGCTTGGCCTTGGGGAAAGAGAGGGCGGACTTGATGGCGGTGGTGTTCATAGCTGTGCTCCTGTTGGTCTGGTTGAGGGGGGTGGGGCCGAAGCCCCTGTTATGCGCGAACTGTCAAGTATCGCGCCGCAACCCGTTTGCGAATGAGTTGGTCGCGCTGAAAACCTTGGCCCCAAAATTCGATTATTACGCCGTTCGCTCTGACGCCAATCACGGTCGCCTTGAACTCTCCAAGATACCAAATTTTGTCGTTGATCTGCATTTTGGGCTCCGTTGGGTTGGTCTGTTTCGATGACCCTTTGTCTCATATCCCATGATTCGATGCAAGAACTATTTTCTCCTTTTCTGATCTTTTTTGAAATTATTTTCGTCCGTGCTATGTTCCCAGTCGAAACAAGGAGCCAGACATGCCAACCTCGTCTAGCTATACGCCTGAAATTGCTGCAAAAATCTGCGAGCGCATGATCGAGGGCGAAGACATCGTAACTATCTGTAAAGATCCGGAAATGCCCAGCCGGAGGACCGTCTATCGGTGGATGGATGAGCACCCGGAGTTCGACACACAGTGCGCGCGCGCACGCGAGGGGCTGGCTGACTTCGAGGCGAACCAAATCGCCTTGATCGCGACGAAATGCACCCCCGAGTCCGCGCCAGCTGATCGTGTGAAGCTCTCGGCCCTGCAATGGCTGGCGTCGAAGCGCGCCCCGAAGAAATGGGGCGAGCGCCTCGATATTGATGCGAAGGTGGCTGTTACCGCCAACCCGACCGATAGCCTGTTCGCCTTCCTTGCCGCCGCTGAGAAGACCAAGACCGATGGATGATCGGTTCGATCTTCAGGCCGCCTACGTCAAGCTGAACTCAGTCGAGCGAGCAATCGCCGACTGGCAAATGCACTGGATGGTCAAGCGCCTGCCCCACCAGATCCCGCCCCGTGGCGTTGATTGGACCATCTGGCTGCTGCTGGCAGGGCGTGGCGCAGGCAAGACCCGCACGGCAGCTGAGGTGCTGGGATCGTGGGCGACCCTGCGCCCCGGCACCCGATGGCTGGTCTCAGCCCCCACCTACGGCGATCTGACCGGCGTTTGCTTCGAAGGCGAGTCTGGCCTGATCAACTGCATCCCCCCATCTCTGATCGAGACCTACAATCGCTCCGAGGTCGAGATCAAGATGATCAACGGCTCGACGATCAAAGGAATCACAGCCGAGAAGCCCGAGCGCTTCCGTGGGCCTCAGTTCCACGGTGGGTGGCTCGACGAGCTCGCTGCGTGGCAGCGTGCCGACGAGGCCTTCGACCTCCTGATGTTCGGGATGCGTCTGGGCGATCACCCCCGCATCATCGCCACCACCACCCCGAAGCCCAACACGATCATCCGCAACCTGCTGGCTCGAGAGGGTAAGGATGTGATCGTCACCCGGGCCTCGACCTACGCCAACCTCGACAACCTCGCCCCCACCTTCCGGGATCAGATCCTGCGCTATGAGGGCACCACCATCGGGCGTCAGGAGATCCACGCTGAGGTGATCAACCCCGAGGAGATGGGCGTCATCAAGCGCAGCTGGCTGAAGCTGTGGCCGAACGACAAGCCCCTGCCCGAACTCGAGTTCATCGTGATGTCGCTCGACACGGCCTTCACGGAGGAAACGGGCAGCACCACCCGGGGCGACCCGGACTACAGCGCCTGCGCCGTCTGGGGCGTCTTCAGCCGGGGGAAGGAGCGCCGCGACATCATCCTGCTCGACTGCTGGCAGGACCGGCTGGGCTTCCCCGACCTGATCCGCAGGGTGAAGACCGAGTTCAAGGCGCAATACGCCCCCCGGGAGAAAGCCCTTATC